TCTTTTATCTCTATAATATAAGTCGTGGTTGCCGGTTATGAAGTAAACTTTATCAAAGTTGTCATTAAGTTTTTTCAAGTCCTGTAAACTAGCATTCATAGTAGCAATATTAATACTTGCTCTGTGATGATGCCAGTCGCCTAAGAAAAAACAAGTTTCTGCTTCTCTTAATTTTGCTTCTTCTATAAACCAGTCAACAAAATTATTACAGTCTTTTAAATGCTGATGGCTGTTTTGTTTTAAGCCGTAATGTATATCTGTAAAAACTGCGGCTTTATCAAATAAGTTATCAGTCATTTTTTGTAGCACTCGACGAATTTGCTTCTCTAAGTTCTTTCATTTCGTTTTCGTGTGCTATCTGCCTGCTGTAACTTGGCAAGTGCCCAGAGTCAATAAGTATATCGTCTCTGATGTTTTGGTTCCTTTTTTCAATGTTAAGAACTCTAGTGAAACTATTAGTAATAGCGGCAGTATAATAAGCAAACGGATTGTCTGACTTTGCTTCATTAAACTGTAAACCAATCATTGCTAACTGTAATAATGCTTGTCCACGCATTTCATCAATGTATGTGTAGCCTCTCCAGTTTGCTCTTTGGCTATATCTTTCTACAAGTTTAAGATACATTTTTCCTAATTCGTTTGTAATGCTACCGTGATCAACAGAAAACTTTCCACTCTTAAGTCCGCCCTTCCAATGGCTTCTGGCAACTTCAGTAATCTCTCCGTTTACTTTAGCATAATGTTTAAATGCTGGAAAGTTTACTTTTGCTTTTGTTTCTGCTTCGTTTCTTGGATTCTTTTTTCTGCCTGGCTCTAATGGTATGTGATCCATATTCATTACCCTAAAAGTGATGTCCTCATCGGGTATAGTTGTTGGATCAACTAAAAATTCTTTTTGCTTTGGCTTTTTATTTGCTGGTCCACTGTAGTCTGCTACTGCGGCCTGGTAAGCAATGTCTTTCATTCTTCCTGCTTGATTCTGCTTTGCTTGATCAAATACAGATGTATTAATATCATTCACGTCGTCGACAATAATGTCGGGTCTGTCATACTGTGGTGACTTGGTCCACGTGAAACTCATTTTACTTTTATGAATTTCAGAAAGCAAGTCTTTATTATTTAAATATTTTTGTGCCATTGTTTGTAATCTCCGTTTAATGTATTATACATTTATTTTTTCAGAAGTCAAGTAATAATTATCCACTTTTAGGGATTAACGGCAGTTTTATTGAAACTGATAAATACATTATGTAAATTAGGAGATATTATGGGATTTTTTAATAATATTAGAAACAATATTATAGACAACGGCCTTAAAGATAATGGTTATCAACGAAACCCGGATGGTACGGTATCAAAGATTCCGGCAAACGATTCTGCCGCGGCAAGCCAAAGTGATGAAGCAGGGGCACCTGTAACTGAAGAAGCATCAACTAAGTCTAGAAACTCTGATTATAGAGCAAGATTACAGTTATACAAAAAGAATTCAGATATGTTCTTTGATAAAGAAAAAGAAAATGTTATGACACCATTACAGGCAAACAGGGGTGTTGTGTTTCCTTATACTCCTAACTTGTTTTTATCCAGAAGTGCCAATTACGGCCAGATGGATTTTAAAGGTTCAAACTTTCCAATTTACACATATATAAATTCAACACCGCCAGTATTACCTTTGATTGCGTCATTTACAGCAACCACAAAAGAGGAAGCAAAATACATGTTAGCGGCATGGCGATTTTTTAACATACTAACGCAATCCGACTTTGGTGAACAAGCAGTAAAAGGTAAAAGGTATGGACAACCACCCCCAGTTTTACAATTTTCTTACATGGGGCCTTTTGGTTTTGATCGGGTACCTGTATTGCTAACAGACTTTAACGTTATTATTGGTAATAATGTTGATATGGTACCAGTAGAACACCCGGTTAATCAAGACCTAAAAGGTGGTAGTGCGTTTGGAGACAAGGAAGTAACATACATGCCAGTAGATGTAGAATTCACAATTAACATGGTACCACAATACTCACCTAGACGAGTTAGAAAAGATTTCAGTCTTGATCAAATGCGTTTAGGTAGAAACATAGGATTTATTTAATGGCATATTCTAAAAACAGTTTTTTATCGTCTGCTAAGACAAAATCATTCTACACAGGTTTAAATTATAATAATTTGCCAAGAATAAGACCGAGTGTGACAGATACTACTGTTGTACTAACTGAAAAATACACTATGCGACCAGATTTGTTAGCAGAAGATTTATATGAGAACGTGGAATTTTGGTGGGTGTTCTCTTTGAGAAACTTGGAAATTTTAAAAGATCCTATAAATGATTTTAAGGCAGGAGTTGTTATTAAAGCACCTAGTAGAGCAACTATAGAAAAATTGTCTAGAGGATAGCATGGCAAATAAAGACGCTCAAAAAGAAATTTATATTTCCGGCGATATAGCCGAGCCTAATGTAGTAGATGACTATTCGTCGTACACATATAATATAACATTTAGTATGTTGCCGCAGAGTTTTCATTACTCCGCCGTATTACCGATTGGTAATCAATCAAAAGGCAAAGTAATTATTGCCCAAACAGGTGTAACAACAAAATTCAATATTGACAATTTAACTATCAACACAGTTACAGACAATTACGGCAGTCACTTTACTTCTACTTTAGGCTATACAACAAAAGCAACTTTTGAGATCACAGAGCCATTGGGTTCCAGTCTAGTTACATTAATGAGTCAGGGTTTCAAAGAATTAAAGAAAATGGATGCCGCCAACGGTAATGATAGCCAACAACTTTACAATAAAAAGAAAAGTATGGGTCCCTTAGATTTAATGTACTTACTTGAAGTAGACTTAATAGGGCATCGCGGCTATCAAGGTACGGGAGGTGGTAATGACGGCGGGGACCTATTAACACCTTTAGAATCATCCAGCATAGTAGAAAATGCTGAAGGTGGCGAAATATTTGGTAAGTATGCCTGGCCTGTGTATTTAACACAATTTAATTTTAATCCAGATCACGAAGGTACAAAATATCTATTTGAAGTAGTTTCAGTACAAAATTATATTAAAAAGTTACCTGCCAACACACGAAAAATAAAAGAAGACTTTGAAATCTTAGATACAACCTTACAAGGATTTTTCAATCAATTATCTGAGAAAATAAATAAAAACATTGTATCAGAACAAAGTGCTTTAAACAAATCAAGCGGAGAAAAAAGAGGCGCAAAGCATAATCATTCTATTGCGATAAACTTAGGCACAATGCATGGTAAACTTGCAGATGATACAGGCGACATAACTCCGGATAATTGGATAGAAAAAGTTAACCCAGTGGACTTTGGCGCACACAGAGTCCATCCTGTAACAGAAAAAAAATCTCCATCGGAAGAGGCAGGTGCGGACACCGAAGGAGCAGAAGAAGTAACTATTCAAAAGGCAAAACTTTCCTTCAAGAAAGGGCAAACAATAAAATCAGCCATTGAAAAAATCTGCAGATTAAATTCTAATTTCTGTACTTTAACAACTGATTTTAAATTTAAAACAAATGACTACGAATTCAAAGAGAGAAAAGACCCCAAAGTAGACTCAATGTATTCAATAAATCATCACAAAACTACAGTAGCCAAAAAAGGTGTAACTTCTTCCACTGGCGGCCCAGCATTTTTAATTACATATACTGTGGATCTCAAACTACAAGCAGGAGCAATTAGTGAAACTCCTAAAGAAGAAACTACAGAAACACAGAAAAAGATTATAAAAAAATGGGGAATTATTAAAAAATACGATTATATGTTCTCTGGTTTAAATGATCAAGTTATGGATGTAGATTTAAGTTTTAATCCAGGACAGATATTTTTATTTCCTGAGCATGGCGGTATTACACCTACATATAGAGATGCCGCATCAAAAATTGCAAATAAAACAAGTGCCGAGCAGTCTCAAGAAAAACAATCAGAAAGATTGAATCTTACCACAGATGCCGATATCATACTAGAGCATTTTAAACAATTACAAACAGAACTTAAAGGCGCAATTAGTCAGATAACAGAAGACGGAAAAGATTTTTTACTGGGCATAAAGGCTCAAACTGAACTTGCTAAAAATCCTGCCGGCGCAATAAAAAATCTCAACGGTAGATTGCCTAGTTCACCTGCTTCAGTATTTCATAAAGTAAAAGCCATACAAGCAACCACTGATTTTTTTGATGGCTTGTATACAGATATTGTAGACTTTCAAACGAAAATAACAGAGTCAGTAGAAAGTTTCAGTCAAAATCTATTACCTGAATTAGCAAAACTTGTAACAGACTCAGTTCAACCATTTGAATTTGTAAGCACGTTTAAGACCGGTCTTAATGGAAAACTACAAGAATTTAGTACAGGTTTAGATGGATTTGCTGAAGGCCTAGGTTTTGACGCCGGTTTAATTCCTGGAATGGACGAAGTTAGAAATGTTGTAGGCAAACTTGAAGATTTAACATCACAATTACCGGACAAGTTTGAACCAGGCACAATAGGTGGCGGATCATTTGAATTACTTAGTCAACATACTGAAGATAATGAGAACACTTATTTAGAAGAATTAGATTTTAAGGAGTCTTTTGCTGAAGAGGACACACAAGAGACTGATGTAAGTTCTGAAACAAAGGGTGAAGCAAAACCACAATCCGAAGACAGCGAAGACATTATTCCGGCACAGCATTATATGTCTACATTACTGTCATACAGCGACACAGGTATTCCTTATCTTGCTAGATTAAATATGGAGATAAAAGGAGACCCATATTGGATTGGTAGCGAAAACCATGTAAAAAACATGAGTAGCACAGACCCTATAACATTAATGAATCCAGATGGTTCACAGAAAAGATGGAAACCAGAGTTCTCTACAGATAGAGCAGATCGTTCAACAGCACCTTATGATGCCGGGTCACTATTCTTTGCTTTTAGATACTTATTTCCAAAAGAGTATGCTCACTATCATGACGATACAGCAGACCACACGGGCATAATGACATTTGGTGGAATGGACCTATCTTATTCTGGTTATTATATGGTAGTTAAAGTCACACACTCATTTGTACAAGGTCAGTTTAAGCAAGAAATGGATGCTGTAAAAATGACCACCTATCCAAATAAAGTAATTTTTGCTGATGGCTCAGAATTACAAGATCAAGAAGATGCCGCAGAGAACGAGACTGAATCCGCAGGTATAGGTAAAAACAACGCAAATAGTAGCGGAGATGGTTCTGATGTAGGTAGCAACAATCCTAATACAGGAATCTCAGAAGAACAAAAAGAAGTGTTTGCTAACGAAGACATTTACCGCGGCGACACAGATGAGGGCAGAATAGACTATATAAAAGATAAAGGTTATTTACCAGGTGATCCTCCACCAACTAATTATACAGATACTTTTACTACTTCAGCAGATTATACTGGCGGCGTTGACCCAATTCCTATGGATAACGGTGTTAGTACTGAATGGGAGATTGATATTTCAAAACCTAGATTAGACTATGGCGGCGGAGGTTAAATAACACTATGCCGAATCAAGCAACCACCGAACAAAAATTTTTAGATGTACTAGAAACTAAGCAGTTATGGTTTGGTGAAATCAAATCATGCATAGATAATTCGCGTATGGGCAGAATGAAAGTCCATATAGCCGATATCACGGGTAACGATACAAGCGATTCAGCATTATTTGATTGTGCGTGGACTTCACCATTTGCTGGCGCAACAGCATATTCCTCTAATCCTTCTGAAAACGAAGGAGCAACACAAACCAGTTACGGAATGTGGATGAGACCACCGGACCCTGGCACACAGGTAGTAGTAGGATTAATACAAATGAACGGTATTACAGAGGCTGTAATTTTATCCTGTTTATTCCAAAACTACAGAAACTTTATGGTACCAGGTATGCCAGCAAGTGCTACTCCAGAAGGCCCTAACCCCTCGACAGAAATCAACGTCAACAATGATGTTAAAAGCCATAATGTAGCATACACAACCAAAGGCGATAGTGTTGATGTCCAATCAGCAGAGAGACCAAAAAATAAATTATCTGATAATCTATTCTTTCAAGGATTAAGCGACGACTTTGTAAGAGGACAAACCACAAGCGGAGCAAGAAGAGAAGACAATTCAGAAGTATTTGGAATACTTACTCCGGGTAGTAGAAAAGAAGGCAACCCAACTAAAAGAAATCCAGGCCATCAATTTGTTATGGATGATAATAACGGAAATAATTTAATTAGACTGCGTACTGGACAAGGTATGCAATTTCTTTTAAATGATACACATAATATCATTTATATTATTAACAAAACTGGAACAGGCTATGTAGAAATAGATGGCGAGGGTAATATAGACTTATTTGGTAAAGGCAGTTTCAACGTTAGGACCATGGGAGACTTGAATTTAAGAGCAGACCAAAATGTCAATATTGAAGCAGGCCAAGATGTTAATATTAAAGCGGCTAACAACGCACCGCACCCATATGATGAAAGCAGAGGATTAGGCGGTATTGTCGACGATATAGAAATGGCACATTTAAATCCACAGTTTGGCCCAGACTTTAAAGCGACTAATAACAAAGGCACAGTAAAAATAGAAGGCCAAAAGCAAGTAGAAATAATAGGTAAAAATATTGGTATAACGGCGACGCCAAGTGCGTTAGGTATGGCTTCAGGTACAGACGGTAAAATTAAAATAGTTAGTATGGGGCAAACAGATCTACAGGTATCAAAATTATCTATCAATGCTGTAGGCAGAGCAATTACACCAGCAGGCCCAGTACCAGGATTAATTTATGCTCAATCAACAGGGCCGTTACATATGAGAGGCACAGTAACAACATTGAATGCCACAAGTATGTTAGCATTAGAAGGAACCAATGTAGATATTGCTAGTAGTGTAACACCGCCAATAACATTACCGGTGCTTAGACCAAGTGATTTTATTAAACAAAAGTTAAAGAAATTAACACTATTTGGTTATAATGTTGCGCCATTACCGGTTCCTTTACCAGGCCAACCAGATAAACAGATACAAGGAAAATTACCAACAAGTTTAGGAAAAAGTACAGACCCTATGTCGCCACCAATTCCTATGCACGAAGGCATGATGGCCGGAGGCGGTGTTAAAACAATAGTTAGTAGAATGCCACAGCCAGAGCCTAGCCAGTCTAAAAAAGATAAGCCGCTTAAAGGATAAAAATGATTAATGTCGATATAGATTTATTACCAGGACAATTATCAGTAAAAGATAGAGTGCCTGTAAGTTATTCTTCTCCTAACGGCCAATTCAGAGGCACTGGTTATACAAACATGGAACCAATGTACGAAAAAGTGTCTGGACAAGCAGAACGATTTCACGAACCTAATATGTTTCCGTTAGACACAACATTTAGAGAAGAGTTAAGAGAATTTGTTTACACACAACAACCAGTAACAATATATCCTACAGTACAAGATAACAACATAATAGTAGGTGTAGGACATGTACTAACAAAAATAGAAGCAAACAATCTTATGATTGCTTATAGGGATTATGAATTTGTACCACTCGATGATGCCAGTGTACAAAAAGTTATTAGAGATAATTTTAATAATTTACAAAGAAATATCAAAGAGCCTTATATGCCACTGAGAGTGCATGATAAAAGTACTGGTATTACTGTGGTTAGTTTTAAAAATGGTGTGCTAACTAGTATTGTAAATGAAATGTACAAAGTAGATATTGCTCAGGCAATTAATATTGTTCAGCGACAAGTTTCTGTACCTGTAAATAGACGTCAATTAATTGCGTTAATATCTTTAGTCTATGAAGTTAAAGGTAAACGTTTATATAATAGTCAATTACTTAAAGTATTAAATGCTGGGCATTATAATAAAGTACCTTCTTACTTTATGGATTTTTCTGAAACTCAGTTACCCAACGGCAAAACTATACTAAATCAAGAAGTTTATAATAGACGTTTAAACGAAGCAGAGTTATTTAGTACTGTCCTTTAATACTTTTAATTCTTGCTGTATATCGGCAAATTTAATATAGGCTCTGTATTTTCCTTCCTGCTCTTCAGCAACAATTTTTTTAAGAGCATCTATTTCAGCCTTTAGACTATTACATTCGTTGTTTTTTTCAACGAGCATAATTCGTAGTTCTTCTTCTAATGTGTTATTAGTAAATTTTTCAGTTAGTGGGTCGGTCATTAACTTTTGATTGAATTGTTTACCAAATTTTTCATTTCGTCCAATTCAGGAATATGATTAACATTTCTAGCAATATAATCTCTAATAAAGACTAATGCATATTTTTTTGTTTTTACATTATAAAAACCTAAACTATCATACTTGCCTCTTTTGTCCTTTTGAACGCAAGTAGCAAGTACAGTTTGTTGATGTGCCGAGTTGATCTCAGTAGCACGTTGCTGAAGGTCTTTAAAAGTCCCAATAATTTTTTTAATAATTTTATCTGTTGTCATTGTGGTCCTACAATGTTGTTAATAGTATAATTATTTATTTTATTACCAGTTGTACTGAAGAGTAATCTGATATTCTCTTCCTTGGCTATTATAGAAAGGAAGTACTTCAACTTCTTCGTCGGTAACATTGTCTATTGTAAAGTTTAAGTTTAAACCAGTAGCAAATTGCTTACCAATATAAACATTAAGTTTTTTAAGGTCGTCTAGGCTCTCTTGTCCTTCTGGTAAGATATCAAACGGTCCAGGTGCTCTATCGAATTGGCCTGCGTATCTGACCCTGTAGTCTACACCTTTATATGTTTGTTGCCAAGTTATCACAGCAACATACTCTGGTATTCTAACTTGTTCTGTGTCGTTAATCTTTAGCATAATACTTATAGGACCCCATGTGTTAGCAAATCTAATGCCCTGTGTTGTATAACTACCTGAGTTATAATATGAAGCAGGTGTGTAATCCTCTCTTGTAACTTCTTCAGTCAAAATATTTCCGTCTTCGTCATATGTTGCTGGAGTTATAATCACAGTTGTGTAATATCCACTAGCATACTCTATCGCTTGTTCAAAGTCGTATTTAAATAAACTCAATGCGCCAAAACCTACTTCAAACCCTACACCTTCTTCTGGTAGTAAATCTTCGTTAGCACTTACCCAGTCATCGCCATGTATTTCATATAAGTTAGGACGTCTAAAACTTGTTCCAGCATTGAAAAAGAATGGACCTTTCTCAATACCCAGTCTTAGAGCATTCTGATCGGCATTCCCGTATCTAATACCAAAGTTATACTTTAAAGCAAATTCGGCATTAACACTAAAATATACGCCATAGTTATCTTGACTATATTCGTTGTATTGGTCTTTGCTACCATCAGCACCATAAGTAACTTCTAGTAGGTTGCTAAGTTTTCTTGTATCACCAACTCTAAAATAGTCTCTACTGCTTTCGTTTTGGTATGTGTTTACCTCTTGTGTAAAGTATTCTGATTTTTCTTCTGTTCTACCAATAGTAAAGTATTCGTTTCTAATGCTAACAGTATATCTTTCACCGTCCTGTAAGCAATCATTTGATTGTGAAAAATCAGCAGTATAACAATTATCATAATCATACGCAAAGTCAGTAGCACTTACAAATAATTCAAAGTCGCCGGCATCAGCAATAATTTTAGCACTTTGATTTTTATACCTGTCGTCTTCGGTGTTGTCGTTTCTCGCTTGTTGCTTAGTTGTATAATCAGTTAATTGAATCCAGTTAGTAGGAGCAAAACTAATATATCTTTCATGATCGCTACCCATTTTTGCTGTTATGCTTCTTTTAATAGTATCCTCTATTAGTACAGTACCTGCCATACTGCCAGAGCCGTACATGACTCCATTAGAACCTGATATCACTTGTACGTCCTGACCACTTACTATGTCGTGCCCAAAGTCATACCAAGCAGATCCTGGTGTATTTTGTGGTATGCCGTTTTTATAAACTGTAGTATGTACTGTCTGAGCACCACGTTCGTTGTAACCTTGAAAGGCACCAGTGCCTCCTGCTGTCCAGGTAAATTCAGGTACTATAGTTTCTACTACTGTAGTAGTGGTTAAAGGATCAGCCTCTGTGGCTTCGACTTGTTGAGCAATAACAATTACTTCTTCAATGTCTTCTGCTAACGCAAATGCTGTCCATAGCGGCAATGTTATTACTATTGCTATTTTTACGATATGATCGTAGAGGAATTTTTCCATTTTATTTTTCTCCTATTAGGTCTTTAAAACCTGATTCAAACATTTCTACACCTAGGGCCTTATTGGATTCCCAATCGCTTGTCTGATCACCCTGGCCTATAATGTCGCTTATAAATTTCATACACTTAAATTTTACTCCGAATACCATACATACCTTAGCAAGTGCGTATGCCTCCATGTCAACACAATTACAATATCCTTCTGGTACAACTGTAGCAAACTTATCTTGAGTATAACATGTAAATCCTTTTTGGTCAACCACAATTTTATCTGTGAGGCTTTCAAATGGCGTTTGAAATTTATCAAACCCAAATTCAGTACAATCCATGTCTGCCTGTACAAAATTTCCTACATGTAACAAGCCTTTCATATGTGGATCTACACCTCCGGCAGTTCCGTAATTAACTACTAATTCAGTATCAGGGTTTTCCGTTAGATATCTAGTGAGTGCCATTGTGGCATTAATTTTGCCAACTCCGGTAAACAAAGTGTTGTAATTACCTTTTATGCCTTCGAGTTCGTCTTCGAGAGCAACTGCTAAAACATAATTCATTAATTAATCCTTTTAAGTTAGTTGAGTTTATATTTACACCTGTTGATATCTAAAAGAGATAAATAACTGGCAGGAGATATTATATGAGAATTGATGAAGTAATTGTAAACAAAGATGTTAATGAAGCACCGGTAGGCTATGCTCAAAGAGCCATGAATTTTGCCCAGAGCAAGATAGGTACTGCTGGTAGTAGAGCCAAAGGCCAAGGCAAAAGAGATGTAGCAAATTTGGCAAACGGTATGAACGTCGATATACAAAAACTTGTAGGACAAACAGGTGCCGACGATATCCAATCTCAACAATTTAAAGACCTCCTACAAACATATTTCAAAGAGAAGGGTTATAAGCCAGCAGTAGTAACTAAGGCTATGAAGGATTACGACACTCTTATTAGTAAAGGTCAAGGAAAACCTATGTCATTTAAATTAATGGGCGGCAAAGGCGGCATCTTTGACAAGTTCTTATTAAAATTTGCTCAGCAAGCCATGGTAGACGGCGTACCAACTAAGGCCGCAGACTTAAATGGTGACGGCAAACCCGATATCGGCGGTGGCGCAGGTGGCGGAGCAGGTGGCGGATCTACTCCAGGCTCACCAGAAGCACAGGCAATTGCCGCAGTTGACAAACTAGCAGATAGTCAGAAACAAGCAATTATTCAGCACCTCACTGGCGGCCAACCTAAAACTGCTTAAAAACACCCATCATTAAAGTATCCGTTAATAAACCTGATAAATACTTGTATGGCTACATTCATAGGATTCAGTACAGCAGGTAAGGTAAAACCACCATTTAACTTGGTAGATTTAGACTTGGTCAAACAAGACATACTTAACCAACTCAAAACATCTAAAGGCGAAAGAGTAATGAGACCAAACTACGGGTCAATCATTATGGAGTCGCTTATGGAACCACTCGACGGTTTAATTATACAAGACATTGAAGACGATTGTATAAGAATTGTAAATGGTGATCCTAGAGTCGATTTAATTAGTATAAATGTAAATTCGCTTGAACATACATTACGAGTAGAAATGTATCTTCAATATAAAGCGGACTTAACAGAGGATGTGTTAATAGCAGAATTTGATGTAGAATTTAATGGGGAAGAACTATAATGGCAGTTAGTAAAAGAAATAGTAATTTATTTGCCGCAGAAAATTGGGAAGTGGCTTACTCAGCCTATACAAACGTAAGTTTTAAAGCATACGATTTCAGTACTATGAGATCATCGATGCTTACATACATCAGAGAAAATTATCCTGAAAACTTTAATGACTATATTGAAAGTTCAGAATTTGTAGCAATTATAGAATTAATAGCATATCTTTCACAGAGTTTGGCATTTAGAGTAGACTTAAACACAAGAGAAAACTTTTTATCAACAGCAGAAAGCAGAGATAGTATTTTAAGACTAGCAAATATGCTTGGATATGCTCCAAAAAGAAATATACCAGCAAGTGGTTTGTTGAAAGTTACATCTGTCTCAACTACAGAACCTTTAGTAGATGGTACAGGTATTAGTATACAGGATCAAGAAATTTTTTGGAATGACGACGATAATCCAGACAGTTTTGATCAATTCGTAGCAATACTTAATAGTGCTATGTCAAGCAACAATCCTTTTACTAAGCCGCTGATCGAAGAAAGGGTTGGTAGTATTCCTACAGAAATTTATGCCCTAAACAATCAAAGAGGGCAAAACTTAACATTTAATTTTGGTGCTGACATTAACGGAGAGCAGTTTCCGTTTGAAATAGTAAGCAGTAACATTAATGAGAATAAAGTTTTTGCTGAAGCACAACCAGATGTGTATCAGCCAATGCGTTTTATATATCGAAATGATAAAAGAGGATTAGAAAGTCAACATACTGGATTCTTCTTTATGTTCAAACAAGGCGAACTATCATACACTGATTACATATTCGATAGAGCATTAGCAAATAGGACTATTGAAGTCGACGACGTCAACATAAATGAAACAGATATATTTTTTCAACAACTAGATGAAAATGCTGTTAGACAAGTTACTTGGAAAAGAGTACCTAACTTAACAGGTCAAACATTAGCATATAATTCATTGTCATTAGGTGACAGGAATGTATACCAAGTTGAAAATACTATTAACGACGGCGTAAGAATTAAATTTGCGGATGGAAACTTTGGTAACATTCCGTCAGGAATATTTAGATTATATTATAGAAAAAGTGCTGGCACAACATTAAACATAAGACCAGAAAACTTTGGCACAGTAAGTATTACCATACCTTACTTTAATTCAAGAAGTGAATTATACACATTAACCGTAAATTTAGAATTACAAAACTCTGTGGTAAATTCAGCACCAGCAGAAAGTTTACAAAGTATTAAAGTAAACGCACCACAAACTTACTATACACAAGATAGAATGGTAAGTGCTCAAGACTATAATGTTTATCCTTTAAGTAAGAGTGTAAACATTCTTAAGTTAAAAGCAACAAATAGAACACATGCTGGGCATAGTAGATACATTGATATCGAAGATCCTACAGGTAGATTTAGTAAAGTTACTTCATACGCCGATGACGGAGCATTATACAAAGATGACGAGCCGTATCAAAGACAATTGACATTTGGATTAAACAAAACTATTAACCAAATTTTAACAGACGATATTGCTAATATGACACGACATTATACATTACAAAATTATGTATATGATGATTATAGAAAGCAACATAATAACAAGACACCAGGTGCCTTTGATCTTATTAATAAAGACATATTATGGAAAACACAACCTAGTGCGCCTAAAAATCAAACAGGTTACTTTACAACATTAAGTGCTGGTACAAGAGAGATACTGAACAACAGTAAAATGGATAACAGAATTATTCAACCCGGTTCTTATTTGCGTTTTAGAAATCCAAAAGATCAAACAGAGCAATTATTAGCAAGTATTACTGCTATATCAAATAGTGGTGTACCATTAAACGAACTTGCTACAACAACAGGTGTTGTTCAACTTAGTAAGGATATTCCTAACGGTTGGTTAGCATATGAAATACTACCGTCATTAAATGCGTCATTATTAGAACAAGACATAGGTGCTTTATTCAAACAAAAAATTGATGCTAAAGAAGACTTCGGTATTGGGTACGATTATAATCCTATAGATGTAGCAAACAGTCATTGGTATATTATTGAAAACAGTCAATTACAAAAAACAGCAAAGTTTGACGCAGACAGATCATCAGGTGCTAGTTGGTTAATAAAAGCAGAATACAATCAAAGCGAATCATCAACATCTATATCTAAATACACTTTTACATCTAGAGGAACTAGATATGTGTTTGAAAGTTTAAATGACGTTAAATTCTATTTTAGTAATGATGAGAAAGCATATGACAGCACAAGCGGTCAAGTTAAAAAAGATATTATTGAACTCACAACAGAAAACTATAAGCCACTTATCAAAGAAACATATACATGGTTCGATTCAGATGAAGACGGTATTTCAGATGTATGGAAATTAGCAGATTCAGATGCTACATATACACCGTCAGGCGCAAGCCAAAACATAGTTTTAAGAAGCAGAAGTTCAAAAGCAAAAGACATGGAACTAAGATTTATTAGTAACTTTGGTATTTTACAAAACGGTGAAACTACTGTAAGTGGAAGTGCCTCTTATGCTCAGGGCGATTTTATTAGTCCAGTTGAATTAGCAATACAAGTTGATCCACTTAGTGCTTCTACAGGAAAGGCTGTAGTTAGAACTAACAGCGGCAAATTAACAACGTTCCCAAGTGAAATACAAATACCGATATCACAGATATCAGAAACTGTTACAGGCGGTGCCAACGGTAATATAGCCTATGTTAAATGGGACGTAGGTAGTTCAAGTTACAAAACATATCAAGGTAATGCTACCACAACAAGTTTTGAAGTAGGTGCTTACAGCAATGAAGGACATATTGATATACTATCAAATAACAGTATTAAAGTTTCAGACTTTGATACCATTACAAATAGATGGCAAGGATTCAGACATCAAGATAAGTTAGAAGTAATTTATAAAAATGTCAGAGAAGTATTAGATACACCATTAGAGTTTGAAGTTGTCGATCCTTACAAATACAACGATGGGTTTGCTGACCCGTCTAAAGTTGTTGTGTCACCATTAGATAGTGACTACGATGGCTTCCCAGATAATCCATCGCTGTTTGACGACTTTGTCAGCAGTGACGACTTTGTGTTTTTTGAAACTAAAGTAGATTTAGATGGGTACAGTTACGAGAAGCCTGCTAAATTCAAAATACTAGATTTACAATCAGAAGATGTACTAAGTGTAAACTTTGGTTTAGAAACTATAGCACCTGGGTCAAATCCAGACAACACTACTAAGTTCTCAGACTTTGATTTAATATATGTTAAAAGTTTAGATGTAGCAACAAAATACTTAAAGAACTCAGTTGGTAAACTAATACATAAATTAGTATTTCCAAGAGACGAACTGCCAAAAGTTTATGAATTAATAAATGATTTAACAACACCAAAATTAGTTGTTTTATCACAGAACAACGCATACAATGTAAAGCCAGGAAGATCATTTGCACAAAATACATTAGATATTAATCCTAGAAACTGTAGTTTTAAATGGCAACATTATGCTCCATCAGAAGTAAGAATAGATCCTAGTATTAGCAACATTGTTGAAATGTTTGTTGTTACTAAAACATTCTACTCTAACATGCTAGAATATAAAAATAAAGTGGTTACAGTTTTACCAGAACCACCTACATCAGATGAGTTAAATCAAGAACTACAGGTACTTGATAATTTTAAAAGTTTAAGTGATCAGATTGTATACAGTAGCGGTAAATTCAAATTGCTATTTGGTACTGATGCTGACACAGAAGTACAAGCACAGATTAAGGTTGTAAAATTACCTAACTCAACAACAAGCGATACTGAAATCAGGAGTGCGGTGCTGTCATTAATTGATCAGTACTTCGATATTAATAATTGGGACTTTGGAGAAACATTTTACTTTTCAGAGTTAAGTGCGTTTATCCATCAAGAACTAGGAGGCACAGTTGCTACCGTAGTTATTGTTCCAAGTAAAGCACAATCTAACTTTGGTGATTTATATCAAGTATGATGTGAACCAGACGAATTATTCATGAGTACAGCAACAGTTGATAACATAGAAGTTGTCAAGAGTTTGACTAGTACAAATTTAAAACAATCAACTGCTCCAACAACAGGAACTAGCACAACATCTTCTACTACTTCAAGTAGTAGCAGTAGCAGTAGCAGTTCAAGTAGTTCAAGCAGTTCTAGTAGTGGAAGCAGTTATTAATGAGCAATAAATATTTTGATTTATTACCGATTCAACACCAGACGAGTGTTAATAAGAACTTTTTCGAAAGTACTGTAGAGCAATTATTTGCTAAAGCAAACTTAGAAGAAGTTAAAGGCTTTATTGGAAGAAAAATTCCAGGTGTCGACAATAATACAAATACAGTATTTGTAGAACAACCAGCACCAAACAGAGAATATTATAATTTAGAGCCAACAGTAACAACAATTAATAAAAACACTGGTAGGCCGGACAACTTTGTTTTTTACGAAGACTACATTTTTAATCACAGAAGTAAAGGTGGTCTAATAGGCAACCACGACAGAATTTTTAAAGCAGAGCAGTATAACTTTGCTCCACCAATTGACTTAGACAAATTTATAAACTATCAGAACTACTACTGGTATTCCAGTGGACCAGAACCAATACAGGTTTTAGGTAATGCTTCTGTTAATATAGTTATTGATGATATCATAGGACAAAAAACATATACATCGCCTAACAATATAGAATTTAAAACAGGCATGGTTGTACAGTTTGGTGAATTTACTAGCGGTACAAATTACAAAGTAGGTAAATCATATATCATAGAAGGTGTAGGACAAAACATATTTTTTGTAGATGTTCCGACAGCAGAACTTTCAGTTAGTGCTTACAGTGAATTTAAAACTCAGCCATACGACGGTAATGCTGTACCTAACGCAATTAGTACTGGTTCCTATAGTAATACAGATCCAATTGGTTCAAGTGTACTTGCTAACATTTTAACATTAGCAAACACAAATATTAATACAGCAACATTTGATTTTGATATTGCTAGACCAGTTGATTTAACAACTAAGACTGACGGAAATATAAGAGCAACATTTATTGGTGACTATGGCGACAATGTAAACAATACTAACCATGTAAGAATAAATGTGTTCGATAACACTAACAAAGTTAAAAGTGATGCTTCAACTACCGCTTATGGTTTTGTAGGAGCATACTTAACAGCCGCAAACGGTACAAATCCTTCTTCAACTATTAGTAAGAACGATACATTTACCAATGCTGGAGGCAACTATTCAACTGATACAGAAGTATTAACTAACACATTATACTTAACTTCAGTAACAGATATCTATCCAGGTGTTAAAGTATACCATCCAGATTGCGGACAAGCAACAGTAACTACAGTTAATTCTACTAACGTGGTATTGAGTCATACAATTTTATTACAGAAAAATTCAACTGATACAATTACGTTTGGTAGTCAAATGCCAAAGTTTAGTATTAACACTGGTTCCGGCACTAAAACAATTACCTTGGACCAATACAGTTCAACAGGCGCAGAATTAAAGGCAGTAGATCTAAACACATATACTGGCGTTTCAGATGCGGCTGTGATAGTGTCTCCGCTAGATTTAATGAATACAATTAATGATGTAGGCATAGCCAACTTAAATGTTGTTGCTACATCAAGTTCAATTGAACTAATCGAATTAAACGGTAATGCTG